GTAAAAGCTCTGAAAATAATCACCATTATTTTAATCTGAGGGTTACTGGCATTGTGTACGAGCCTAACTCAACCGATATCACCTATGAAATCCCTGGTGGGGCTATGTAGGAGTGAGAGCTAACCAGTGAGCGATCCTATTTATTTTGGGTGTGGAGAGTTCGTCCCAGGAGGCGAACCTATTACCGTAGGCAATCTCCCTACCCCCGCACCCACTGTTATTGTGCCCTCCCTGGATCCTCCCGGGGAGATTCAGCCACCCTTTATTGAGCCTAAAAATCCTGATCCTCCTAAATTTAAGTGTGTTAGGGTAGATTTATCTTTAGCTCCTACTCCTAAGTTTGGATTTGAATATGTTAATGCATTTTTTCAATACTGCTTACCTTGTGATGGTGCTGAAAATAATCAATTCCCAGACCCTCCTTTCAACCCAAACCCCAATGATCCTGAGTGCCAATGGGTTGATAAGATAGAGTGCGATAATAATTGCCCCAACCCGCAACAACCCATACCGAACCTTTCGCAAGTTCCGTCACAAGGAGGAGGTGCAGTTTTTTCTCCCGCCCCAGCCCCTGATGTCCCATACAAGTGCCGACAAACCTTATTCATTTGCCCTGATGATTTGAACCTTGCAAATCCAAGAGTTTTACAAATTAAAAATGAATGCATTCCTTGTAGTCCTTTAAACCCAACGGGATCTAATGTTCTTCAAAGCATGGGCTCCCCGGTGTTGAAGGGTTCTAGGGGCGTTAAGAAGTTTGAGACTGACTGCATTCACTCATCCAAAGCCAACTGTGAGGCCGCTTGCCCGCCTACCGCCCCCACCGGGATGAACCTTGTATCAGATTGCAATGAGCCTTTATCCGTGGCGTCTCAGTCTACTGTAAACCCTGGAAACTTTGGTAGCCTAGGGTACACTAACGTGTCGGTGCCGGGGCAGGTAGGAGGGGTGTCTATTGGCGTGACAAACGTGTCACAACCCACCTCTAATGGAGGGTCTTTTAACGTTCAGGTTGTAAATGTAGAAGAACTAGGAGCAAACCAACCAACGGTAGCTCAGAACCCCATAGGTACAAACTCTCAAATTTATCACAACACTTTTAACTGGTTTACGAAAAAACAACCTATATCTCAGGCAACTTTCACAGGCTCTCAAGCTTACCCGGAGATATTTAAGAATCAAGTCATCTCCAATGTAGGTTACCTGATTAATAATCAGGGAACCACTGAAGCTTGGGATGAAAGTATGTTATTTTCTGTAAAGCTAGAGCATATAGAGCAAAGCTTACAGCCTTCTCTTTTAGCTGCTTTTGAGTCAATTCACGAAATCGGAGGGCAACTAGTTGGGAAGAATTCTTTCCTGCAAATGATTAAAAGGCATTTGTTTGAGGGGACTCTTTCGGAGGTAGATGTTAATTACTACACCGCTCTAGCCGAAAGTCAATTAAGCGACAGAAGGGTTGCGTATCGCTCACTTAACGATCGAGACGCCTCCGAGAGAGCGGCGTTAGGTTTAGTTTCTGAAGGATCTATTCCTGCGGACTCTGCTTCCCCGACATTGGTAAATTTACAACAACGACAAAGTAGAAGAGAGAGAAGATTCTTAACCGACATAAACGCCAGGATATCTAATAATGTGGTGAGCGGTCCTGTGGATATAGATCTGACGCTAGAAGATATTGGGTTTGATGTTAGCACTCTAGCGGGTCAAGAATACAAAATAACCATTGGAGATGGCGATGGTTACTACATCCCCGCTAAACTTGCAGATGGGACAGAGATTCCTCTGCTATTGCTAACGGATGTCTCTAGCACCTTCTATGTCCCAGCGGGTGTTAGATTTAACGCATTGAAGTTGGCCAAACAAGACTCAGCTTACACAATCCTAGCAACGGCTGTAAACGGTCAGAATGAGTTTGTTGCAGGTGATACAGGACCTTCAGCGATAGATCCTCTTTACCTTACTTTGGACCTTTCCAGCGTTGAATTTGATACCAACGCTAATCCGTTAATATCAAACTACAAAGGCACCTACAATGTAGAGAAGGATCAGGATGTTATTGATCGTCATGCGAAGAATAATGGGCTTGCGATTACTCGTGTGAATATAGATTATCGAGACCCGATATTTAGAT